AGGCGGGCGGCCAGGTGCAGCGTCATGCTGCCCGCCGATGCGGCCCCGCCGGCGGCCTCCATCGCGGCCACCAGGTCCCCCAGCTTGGGGCGGCGCAGCGTGATTTCCGTGATGCTGTCCACCACCTGGCCCGTCTGCTTCGAGACGCGCTGGATGGGCTCGCGCAGCACCAAGCGCCCTTCGGCGCTCAAAGCACTTCCTCCGCGCCGGGGCCTTCCATTTTGAGCGTGACGTTCCCGCCCTCGCCATCCTTCATCGTCGGCGTATCGGTGGTGAAGGCGTCGTTGATCACGTAGCGCTGGCCCGTGTCGCACTCGAAGACCACCACGGCGCCGGTCAGCCGGCCCAGCCGCGCCACGGACATGCCGGGGCGCAGCGCCGTCTCGCACTCCAGCACGGCGGGCACCGTCTCCTCCGCGAAGCCGACGACGCGGCCGACGACGACGCTCGTGCGCTTCACCCCGCCGATATCCAGCATGGCGCCCTTCGCCGTCTCGATCACATCGCCATTCACGCGGATGGTCGCGCGGCCCAAGAACTGCGGCATTTCGGCCTCCCCTTACAGCAGGAACTGGATCTGCGCCGCGACCACGCGCAGCTGGTTGACGATGTCGGGCGGCAGCAGCGCATCCACCCGGTTGGGGTCTGTGGTGCTGCGCACCACGATGATGTCCCGCTTGAAGACCTCGATGCCCTCGACCAAGCCGGCGCTCTCCCACTGGATTGCGCGGGCCACGATCTCAGCGCGGATCAGGCCCGGTGTCGCCACAGCCTGGCCGCGCGCGAAGTTGGTGCCGTCATCCGCCAGCTTGTGGCGGGGATAGCGCAGCGCGATCATCTGCCGCAGGTCGTAGCGCAGGAAGGCCAAGGTCTTCATGGTCTCGACGTCGAGGTAGCTGATGTCCTCGGCGCCGGCCGGGCTGGTCTGATAGGTGGTGACCACGCGCTCGATCAGCACGTTGCCCCCATCATCCACCCGGAAGGTGCTGATGCCGTCGCGCAGCAGAAGGTCCCGCTCGCTCCAGGTGAAGCGGCTGGCAGCGACGGGCGCGATCAGCCCCGGCAGGGCCAGCGTCTGCACCGGGCGCGCCGGGTCAATGGCCAGGGCCGGGATGCACACGGCGCCCAGCACGGCGGCCCATTCCCAGGGCGGCGTGGGCGAGTTGCGGTAGCCCATGACGGAGAGGTGCGGCGAGTTGCGGGCCGTGCCGAAGCTCGTGAGCGCCGAGAAGGTGGCCTCCGGCCGGGCGGCCCAGGCGTGGCAGTCGCGCATCTGCATCGGCCCGAACTGGCTGGACAGCCGGCTCTCCAGCGCGGCCAGCACACCCACATCGTTCCAGTTGGTGATGATGTCGGTGAACCAGACATCGCCCAGCGCATCGAGGGCGGTGCCGAGATCCGCCGTGGGCGCCAGCGTGCCGCTGGCCATGGCGGGCGTCGTCAGCGTGATGCCGGCCGGCAGCGCCTCATTCGCACCGGCCGAATGCCGGATGTCGATCGAGTTGCCCTCCAGGCCGCGCGCGCGGGCGGTGACGGTGACGTTGGTGGTGGTGACGGCGGCCGTCACCAGCAGGTCCAGGTTGGCGTTGATGGCCGCGCCGATGGCGGTGGCCACTGCCGCCGCGGCAGTGCCAGAGGCCACAGCCACATCCACCCGCCGCCCATGGATGAGGAGCGAGATGGTGCCCGCCGCCGTCGAAGTGCCGCCCACAGCCAACACGGAGCTGGCCTGGACGCCACCCGAGGGCTCATTGATGGGCAGCGCCCAGGTCTCGGTGGTGGTGTTGGCGCGGAACCAGGCGGCGCACATCTGCGCCAGCATGGAGGCGCGCCCGAACAGGGTGCGCGCCTGCTCGGCCGAGGTGACGCGCACCGGCACGCCGGCGGCCGCTGTGCCCGTGCTGAGACGCTGCCCTGCGATCAGCACCTTGGCCGGCCAGGCCGAGAGGCCCCGCACGGCGCGACTGCTGTCGATCTCGACATAGGTGCCGGGCACCCGGATCGAGACGGGAATGCCGTTGAAGCTGACGCTGCCGCTCATGGCCGCTTAATCCTTGCTTTTGGAGGTCTTAGGGGGCGCTTCAGGCGCCAGCGTCACCTCGCCATCGGCGAGGCGGCGGCGCCAGAAAGCGGTGTCATTCACCACGGCGCCCTCGGCCGGCAGATGGCGCCCAGCACCGGCGGGCACATCGGGCATCGGGATCAGCAGGCCCGGGGCCGGGATGACGTGAAGCGTGTTCATGGACGGACCTCTCAGGGTGCGGGCAGCGTCACGCGGTCACCCGCGTCACGGATGGCGGAAGGCGGCGGGCGGGAGGCGTTGCCGAGCGGCGGAATGTCCCAGCTCGCGTCGAAGGTGATGAAGTTGCCCATTCCGGCGCCCAGCTCGGGCTGCATCTCGATGGGCACGGAAAGCACCAGGCCGTAGCAGCTGCGGCCGGCCTTCTCGAAGGCGGCGGCGAACAGGTTCTCGCAGCTCTGCACCGCGATGGTGCTGGCGGCCGAGGTCGGGGCCCAGCCATCCAGCGCCACGAAAGCCAGTTCGGCCATCTCATAGGCGCCGATCAGCCGGGTATCACCACGGCGGCGGGCCGGCTCGCCGGCGGCATTCTGCGCCACCAGGTACACGCCATAGGCGGCCTCCATCGTCCGCTCGGGCAGCTTCTCCCCTGCGCGGAAGCCCAGGAAGCTGACATAGGCGGCAGGTGCCAGGCTCAGCACGCGCGCCAGCTCATCCGCATCCAGCTTGGCGGGCTTGTGGTCCACCTCGCGCAGCGTGGGGCCAAAGGTGGCGCGAAGCTGCGCAATGATCTGATCCTCGACCGCCGCGATCACCACCGGCGGTATCCTCCAAGATGGGGCCTCCGGTAGTCCTCGAACTCGTCATCGCCGAAAGCGGCGATGCCTGGGCGGGAAAGGATGGTGCCGGAGGCGTCCTCGGCCGGTTCAGCGCCCTGGGCGTCAATGCCGAGATCGGCGCGGCCGGCCTGCACGTCCTTCAGGAAGGCGATGGCGGCGTCGCGATCCTTCGTCACCTGTTCGGTCGGCAGCCGGTCCCCGCCCAGGTGCAGCTCATACCGGGCGATGGCAGCCGTCAGGCGCTTGAGCAGGGGCGGGACGGCTGTCAGCGGCAGGGCATGCCGGCCGCGCAGATAGCCATCCGCCATGTCGCCCGCATCTGCGCAGGCGCGCGCCACCTTGGCCTGGTTCAGCGTGGCGCCGCCCGGCATTGAGGCGAGCTGCATCAGCTCCTCGATACCGTAGCGCTCGCTCAGGTCGGCCTGGGTGGCGTAGGTGGTCACTTGCCAGCCTTTTCCTGGGCCGACTTCTTCTTGCCACCTTCGGCGGCGGGCGCCTCCGGCATCACTTCGACCACGCCGAGGGCCACCAGCTCCTCCGCCTGGTCTTCTGGCAGCTGGACGAAGGCGCCGATCTCGTGGCGTTCCCCGTAGATCATCAGCGGGCTCTTCACCCGGACGGTCAGCTCATCCATCACGCGGCCGCCGTCTGAACGAGGTAGCCGGCACCGCCACCGGCGATGACGGGCACGCGCTCGAAGGTCACCGGGTACATCCAGGACTTCGCGTTGCTGTCCCAATAGGCGGGCTCCACCAGCGGGTGGCCCTCCATCATGTAGGTGTAGCCGAAGCTCGGCTGCTCGGCGCCCACGCTGGCCTGGGGCGAATAGGCGAAGACGGCGTCCGTGCCCCAGACATCGCCGAAGTCGTCATTGGCGCCGGAGGCCGAGACGGCCGCACCCACCGCCACACGCTCCAGGCCCCAGAGCTGGGCCAGCATGTCGGCCGTGACGGACTGCGCGCTGGTGTAGCGGAAGCGGTCCAGGATGAAGGGGTTGTTCCGCGCGGCCGAGAAGGCGCGCGCCGACAGCACGGCCACGTTCGGGTACATGCCGACGGCGGTGCGGATCGCCTCGCGCGCCGTCTCGGCCGTCGTTGTGGGGTTTACCGCCGCATCGCTCCAGCGCGAGCCGCCGGCCAGCGTCACGCGGTTGGTGGACGGGTAGTTGGCCAGGGTGCGGGCCGCCACCGCCTGCTCATTCTCCAGGATGAGGGAGAGCGCGGACATGACGACATTGGTGGCGCGCGTGCCGAGATCCACGCCGGGGGAGACGCGGGCATCGCGCATCCATTCGCGCGGCACCTTCGCCTCCAGGCTGTCTTGGACCAGGGCATAGGGCCGGCCGAGATGGCCGGATTGGATGCGCTTGGTGTTGGCGCCGGGCGTGCGGCGGGCGTCGTAGAGACGGAAGGCCTCCTTCCCGAACTCGATCACCTGGCCGCCGGAGATGGGCACGTTGACGCGCGGGAAGAGCACGTCGCCCACCAGGTTCTGCTGGCGGAAGCCGCGGACGACATTGGTGAGCACCGGGTCAACGACGCGCACCTGGGCAAGGGACATGGACATGGCTCAGCGCTCCTTCAGCGACGCAGCAGGACTTCGATGAAGACGCCGGCGGCGGCGGCCGCCTGCAGCGCATCACCGAACACGAATTGCGGCGCATCGCCGCCCACCAGCGCCGTCACGCCATTGGCGGCGGCGGAGGTCATGGCGGTGGCGCCGGAGGCGACGGCCAGCGCCACGGCCGGCACGGCACGGCCCTGGGCATCCATGGTGAGCGAAGCGCCCACGGTGATGGCGGCGCCGGCCTCGACAATGGCGGTGCCGGAGCACGTGATCGCCACGTCCTGGCCCGCCGCCGTGGTGGCATGGTTGGCGATGCCCTTGATCTTGGCGCCGGCGGCAGCCGCCTGGGCATCGGCGAAGGTCACGCCGCGCCCGCGCGCGATGGCGCCGGCGGAAAGCCCACGCAGGGTGAGGAGGTCATAACTCTGGCTCATGCGGCAGCTCCTTCGACGGCGCGGGCGGCGGTGAGGTAGTCGGTGCCCGGATGGGCGGCCTGATGGGCCAGCGCGCGGCGGTGCAGCGCGAAGCGGTCCGGGTCCACACGCATGCCGGCGAACTCGGCAGCATCCACGGGCGTCTCCACGCCCGGGCCGGGCTGGTTCAACGCGCCGAAGCTGACCGCGGGCGGCAGGGCCGCGAGCAGCGCGCGCAGGGCGGCGGCCGGCGCCTCCTGGATGGGGGCCGCGCCATCGGTGGGCGCGGCGAAACTCACCACACCCTCATCGGGCAGGCTGGCCAGCAGCGCGGCGGCGCGGGGCGCCTGCCCCTGGGGCAGACGCGCCTCACGCACCAGGCGCTGGGCGAAATCGGCCGCATCGGCGGTGCGGCGCTGGGTGGCCGCCTCCGCCAGGCGGGCTTCGCGCGCAGCCAGTTCGGCCTCGCGCGCGGTGATAGCTGCCTCGCGGGCAGCGGCGTCAGTGTCAGGCAAGTTCGGTTCCTCCGGGAGGGGTTGGGCGAATGCGGGTGCGGGTTGGGCTTCCTGCGGCATGGCCTGCATCCGCGCGGCCTCCTCCGCGATGCGCTGGACGGTGGAGCCGGGCAGCAGGCGGTCCGCTTCGGCGGCACCCACATCGGCGATGAAACGGTCCCGGATGCCCCGGAACAGGCTCGCCACATCGCCCATCATCCAGCCGAGCATGGAGGCGGAGGGGGCGGCGAATTCGATGGTGGTGACGCCCTCGGCATCCGCGGCAAAGGCCACTTCGCGCAGGCCCTGCACGGCGGGCGGGGCGGCGCCCAGGAAGCCGACATGCCGCAGCGACCAGACGCCGGGCGTCGGGTTGTCGCGCGCACTGGGCGAGAAGAAGCTGGCGGAGATCTTCTTGAAGCGGCCGGCCTTCACCATGGCCGCGAAATCGGCATCCACCTGGCGCGGCGTGGCCACCAGGTCATCGCCCTCGGCCGAGAGGGACGCCACCCAACCATAAGCGGGCGCGTTCAGCTTCGGGTGGCCCACCACAATCGGCGCCTCATGGCGCGCGGGGTCATAGGCGGCGGCGGTGGCGGCCAGGTCACTCGCCGCGAATTCCAGCACGCCGCCCTGCATGGGCGAGTGGGAACCGGCGCGGAAGATATGGAGACGCTGCATGCGGCAGGCTTCGCACGCGCGCGGGGTGGGTGTTCATGCCTGCTGTCGCAGGCGAGAGGTCAGCCGCGCCGGGTGGCGCGCGCCGCGAACTCCTCGAACTCCTCGCGGATCATCGTGATGTCATCGCGGGAGACGCCAAGCCAGGGCCGTGCGGGCATGGTGACCTTGCGGCCCCGGCCGGCCTGGCCGCCGAACTGGTGGATGGCGGCATAGATGCGGTTGGTGCCGACGCGGAGCGTGTTGCCCTCCACCTCCCGCGTCAGGCTGCCCAGCAGGTTGCCGCTCTCGCGCAGCATGTGGCCGCCGCGCTTCTGCGCGGCATAAGCGGGTGTCAGCTCGGGCCAGGGGGAGAAATCGGGGGAGACCTCTCGCCGCGCGCGCTCCCGCGTCGAATTGATCAGCTGCTGGCCGATGGGCTTGAGGAACCGCCCCGGCTCCCCGCCCAGGCGCGCCAGGCGGCGCAGCACCTGGCGCAGCTCGCGGTCATTCACCGTGATGCGCACGCCGGTCATGCGGGTTCTCCTTGATCGCCAGGGGACGCTTGGGGTATCAGGATGGCTCTACGGTGACCGATGGCAGGGAGGCCGTTCCTCGTCATCATGCGTCGGCGCCGGGCGCCCTGGTTGGCGGAGGCGCCCCACCCTCTCCTTGAGCTTGCCGCTGGTAAAGCAACGCCCCGCTGCGCTGCTTCTCCAGGTAGTCCTCCTTCCGGGCCAGCATCACGGTGGCGCCGAACCAGCCCTTGCTGGTCCATTCGAACACCGCCAGGCCATTGCGCCCATCCTCCGCGAAGCGGCGCAGATAGCGGCGACGAACATGGAC